ACGCCAAGCTTGCCATCCTTACCACGTTTAAGTGGGAATATCCCCTCTGGCCCAGCTTCACCCATAACATTGCCGCCATTGGCAAAAAACGTAGGGCTGCTCACTACACTGCCTGAATATGCGCTGATTGACTCCCCTGAGTAAACATTACCTTTTGCGTTTGCAGTAATGCCAGGAATAAATGATTTGATGTCAAAAATGCTGCCAAAATCAAAACCGCCTAACAGTCCATCAATGCCTTTCATTAATGGCTCTGTTACGGTGCGGCGTGTAAGCATGCGATCTATATCCTTCCCAAGACCATCTAAAACATTACCTAGGTCTTCTCCATTAACAATGGCATCTTCAAGCGCACTGTTAAAGGTAATACCAAATTCCTTAGATAGGCTTTTAGTTTTATTTAAACCAGAATCAATATTTTTAATCTTTAATTCATAGTTCCTGGTTTCTGCTTCAATCAGAGATTGAGCCTCTTCGCTCTCCAGTTGCAAACCCTCAATACGATCTAATGACCGCTGATGCTCCAGTTCAAGCTGTGCAAGTGCGCGCTTTTTATCATCTTCGATCAAGGCGACATTAAGATTTTCATTTTCAGTTTTAAGCTGCTCAGCAATTGCTTCAGCTGCGGCAAACTTTTCATCGTTTGCACTCTGCTCAATTTTTGCTTGCTCTTCATCCCAATTACGCAAGTCTGATAAGTATTGGTCTTGTTGCTTGCTGGCCACTGCCGCTGCATTAGCTGCACTTGCTTGATCAATCTGGCCCTGTAAATAAGTTCTTAGCGCTGGGTCTAGATTGCTATATGCATTTAATTTATCTTGCAGGATCTCAACGTTAGTTTTTTCTGCAACATTAAGCTTAATAATGTCTTGCGATAACGCAGCTACATCTTGTGATTGTTTACTGCGTAGATCTAACTCAGTAGCCTTAGGTGCTTTCTTATCCTTATTAGCATCTGCATCTTTGATATTGGCTATTTTTTGATTGTGCCTTAATAAAGCCTGCTGATATTCAGCTGACTTTTCATCAAGACCGCGAACAGCTTTTTCAAACTCTTTTTGCTCATCTTCAAGGTTTTTCTTTAGCAGATCAGATCTGCTAAAGCGAGAGTTGTCACCTGTATATTTTTTGTAAGCATCTTGCTGTGAAATCTTATCTTTTTGTGTTTGTTGATATTTACCATAGTCAGCAGCCAAGTATTCCGCTGTAGCTTTTTGACGTTCAAGGTCAGCAACAATTGCTTTCTGTTCTGCAATATCCGCATCACTACCTTGACGTGATGCTTTCCCATTAACGGAGTAACCGGTCTTTGATTCCAAGAAGTTTAATTTACTTTTAGCCTCATTTATTTTCTCCGCGTCAGTTTTCGCACGACCAAAAGCCAAAACAGAGTCAGTAGCACCGCTAGCAGCTTTTTTAATAGCCAGCCATCCTGCTTCAATAAATCCCAAGTTATCTATTACTTGAGTCTTTCTGCTATCTAGTGTGTCAGCATAGGTTTTTATGCCTAATGTTACTGCCTCTTGGTTTTTTCCTTGCTCTTGCAGTGCGGTGATCTGCTTGTAAATATCTACCGTTAAAAAGTTGTACTTTTCGTTAAGCGCAGTGATTCCCTTAACTGGGTCTTTTGCGATACCTTCAAATTCTTGCACTAGGTCTTCAACAGACTTGCCAGTTAAGTCGACACCGGCTACAACCCCTTTTAATGCGTCTTTCAGCTGGTCGCTGCTGATTTTTCCACTTGACGCAAGTGCCTCAACGGCCTCTCTAGCTGTTCCATAATGGCCAGTAGCTTCGCCAACGGTTTCTGCAAGTGTCGTTAGTTGGCCGGCTGTTTGGCCTAGAATATTGCCGGTTGTGATCAGTGCGGTATTTAACCGTGTAGTTTCTTCAGAGCCAGCATAATAGGCGGCACCTAATCCGGCAGCTGCAGCTGCAGCAAGTGAGAATGGGTTGATCAGGCCAACAACATAGCCACCCAATGCTTTAGCAGCTGGGCCAATGCCACCGAATAAATCCTTGAGCTGGCCACCTTGTTGCAGAAAAACCTGCATCGGATTCTGGCCAGATTGCAAGCTAACTACAATGTCGGTGAATTGCATTGGCACCTGGCGCATTGCAAGGCTGGTGTTTTTAGCAGTAGTTCCCAGCTTTTCAAGGTGCTGGTTACTATCACCAGCAGCTTTTACAAGGCTGCTGGCATCACCTGTGATCTTTATGGCAACTCTGTTTTCCATATATTTAGTCTTCGTTAAGTACTTTTTTGGCGGCCAATTCCATAATGTTCAAACCGTTAAAAATATCTTCTGTGTCATCAATTTTTAACATTCTCAACACGCTTTCAACTGCTGGGTAACGCAAGCCCTGGTAAAACACTCCGCTGTTACCAACTACAACATGCCACTGATGTTTCACGCGCCAGAAAACTTCAAACACACGCCAGTTTTCCGGGAACACGCCAAACCCGCCGTCTTCGGTATTGTCATTACCCAACATGCGCTTGATGTCATCATCCGACATGCCCCAAGCGCGTAGTTCCTTTTCCTTCTCGGCACGCCGCATCTGCTGCGTACCGTCACCTGCCGCCCATTTGCGGGCGGCGTCTGCTAGTTTTTTGCGCGGCTATCCTGCAACGCGTTAAGGTAGGCGGTTAAAATCTCACTTAAAGAGCGAGGGTATTTCTTGTTCAGGATGATCAAGTTGTCCTTGCTGATCTCTGCCTTTGCTCCGGCATCATCCAATACCCCCCAGCCGTTGATCACCTCTAACAAAGCATCAACAGTCGGTTTGTTTTTGTACTTTTTGAACCAGGCATCCAGCGCCTCTTTATCTTTATAGTTGAAGGTAAATTCAACATCGGCAGTGCCTTTGCCCTCCGGCACGCTTAAAGTTACAGGGCAATTGAATGTTGGTTTTGGGTTTAAAAAGAAGTCCATAATTTCACCTTAGAATGTACAAATGCAGATTTCATCGTTGCCAGATACAGGCTTAGGAACCAACCCGGCTTTAAGCATGGCAATACCATTTTTATTCCCATAACTTGGCTTTTTAATTTGAACAGCAGGATGTGTAATGGCAATTCTGTTGCCAGCAACCGTACCATGCTGAATACCAAAAGAACCCAACGTTGCATTCTTGGCAATCGTCCACCAGTCCTTGGTAGCTACGTTCACTGCTTCCATGCTGATATTTCCACTAGGCTTGCTATTGGTTATCAAGATCTGTTCTGTAGAGTTAATAAGCCCGTGATAGTTGATTTCATTGCCAAGATCAAAATCATATGATTCAACGGCAGCGCCATTAAATCCATGCAGTGACACAAATGGGGTATTGGCCTTATTCGCGACTACAGGGGTTTTCCAACCAGTAACTACAACTGTTGGACTAGCCGCATCAACGATAGGAACAAACAGGCCTTTGAATGACCAGTTGAATTCAGGGATCTGGTCTATAGAAATACCGCCTGATACGTTGCCGCGCGCACCAAGGAACTTATGCAATACACCGTCAATGTTCATGTATAGCGCAATTGATTCTGGGTTATCTGTAATGCGTCTATAAGTAACATTCGCGCCAATGCTATATGCACTGGTGGCATCAGGAGCTATCCATGAGGCGGAAATTACTGTGGCGATCTTTGTAGTGCCGTCATAATCTACAATAAATCCTGATTGACCATTGCCGGTACCGGCAGTAATCGATATCGGCATGCCGTTATAGAATTCATTAACAGCAGATGCAGCAGCTGCCAGTTTGATTGTTGTTGTACTGCCACCAGCTTGAGCCGTACCTGTATATGCGGCGGCAAGAATGGTTTCAGAACAACCAACCCCACGCATTAACGGACCCCATGCAGGGACTGTACCAGCAGTACCAGGACCGGCCTGTTCTGTTTTAAAGTTAAGCATGCCGTAAATTGCGCCAGGTAAACTTTCTGAATTTCCGAAATATGGCAGAACAAGATCACGATCAACTTCTGTCATCTCCATAGGCGTTAACGTAGGTTCTCCGCGCAATAAAATCGCATTGGCTGCACCAGTAGCTACCGGATCTACACCATAACTGCCCTCAATTTTTGCGAGCAGCGAAGTAACTCTTAAGCGCAATGACATTATTGTTTCTCCTTAGGTTGTTTCTTTGTTGATACAGCATCATTCGCAGTTGCAGACTCAACGCTATCAACTTGCTCGGTATTAATTGGATCTTGATTTACTGATCCAGCATTGGCATGGTCGGGGTCACCTACTTGTTTGGTTCTTTCTACCAATGTGCGATCTCCGGTTTTTGGATCAATTACATAGCTGCCGCCGTGGCCTGCATGCTGATCTAGCTGCTGTTGTGCTAATTGCGCTTCAGTCATTACGTGCTCCTTATAAAGGTTGATGTTGTAAATTCGTCTTGCCACCACAATATGGCGTTTTGCAGGCTTAACAATCTCCCAGCCTGATAGGTTATTGGTTCATGATCAGCGTCTGGCACAAATCCAACCAGGGCGCTTATCGATGCAGTGCGGATAGGGCGCAAATCTGTCAGGCTTGCTTTCCCACCGGTCTGATCACTTACATTGCGCAGCGCATAGACCACAGCAAAACGCTCTTCTAGCGGTTGCGATATCGCATTGATAAGATCATTTCTTCCAGCCTTGTCTGATAGCGGTATTACAAATGCTGACGGGTATTGTTTTACGCCAGCTACCGCACCATCCAGATCAGCTGAACCGCCTACTTTTTTAAGCGCGGCAACCTGGCTTGATAAGCGGCTAATGATCAGATCAAGATCAAGAATGTTCATTTAGAAGCCGCCTTGACCATCGCCGTTAAAAACGCGATGTCTGGATGTTATCGATGCACTATTGTTTACAGTAACGGCAGCACCGTCTGGCTGGATCAGTAGCAACTTTCCCTGGCCAACGTAATTCAAAAACTTTATTGCATCTTCATAGCGCCTGCGCACCTGCTCAGGGGCTGCATCGTCATAAAGCTTGTAGCGGGTAATGTCTGATGCATATCCAACCAGGATAGGTGGCACACTTACCAGTGGCAGCGCATACTTGCTGCCGATGTAACCATTGATTTCAGCATCTGCATCAGCCAAAGCAAGTGCCAGAACATCCTGATCAATGACACCTGCACCTGTATGATCAGTGAGCTGGATGATCTCCAGCTCCCCAAATCGTGACACCATATCTGCTGATACTGCGTAGGTCATGATTACTCAGCTGCCACTTCTATTTCAGAAACTACCAGCAAAGGCTCACCCTTGATGTGTGCGATCTGCTCATCAGACAATTCACTGATATTGATGGTGGTTTCTTCCCGGGTGAATGCATAGCCGGCACGATGGAATCGATCAGCCTTTGCCTTTACCACCAATGCTTTGACCGTTTTGTTTTTAGCTGCTTGTGCATTTGCAGCTTTAGCAGCGATTGCAGCCTCAGCTGATTTTAATACTTCAACCTGGGCAGCAATCTTTGCTTCACGTTCGTCGTCAGGAAGCTCATTCCAACCCTCTACTGAAAGGTTGCTAGCTTTGTATGCCGCACCTACGATATCGCCCAACTGAACTTCGTTACCTTCTGATATTCTTACTAAAGCAGGTAATACGCTACTACCAACTAATACTGGTAGCACACCTTTTTCGCCATCAGCTATACCCACTTCTAAAACCCTGCTCTTTGCAGCTTGCTTGTTTTTTGCGTTAGCCATCATGCTCTCCGTTAATTTGCTCATTTCTAGCCCGCTGTTTAACGCGGGCTAGGCCATGCTAATTAATAATTAACCCGCACCAGTTGAACCGATAGCCAGCTGCCAGAAACCATAACCGCCAGCGGCACGCGCTTCTGCACCGAACTTGAATTTCTTGCGGTTAAATACATCATCATTCTCGGCGCTGGTTTGCTCAACAAACACAGGAGCCTTGCGTTCCTGGTAAATGAATGGCTTGATTGCTTTTGTTGTATCGAGCAGGAACCATGCAGTGTCAGAGGTGATACGTGCATCAACCACTACCTCGGCAGTGCCTTTGTATGGGTTTGCCTTGCCATCTTCCAGGCGGTCATTGTTAACCAGTGCCAGCGCAACAGACTCAAGCGCAGGACCAACCAGCAGCACGTTAGGGATTACATTCAATGGGCGACCTTCATCATCCTTGAATTTACGCATAGCGGTACGCGCCGCACCGTAACTTGCAATAGCTGCTGCCTGTGTGGCTACAGAAAGCGCTACCGTTAACTTGTTGGAAACACTGGCACCGGCCACCTGGTGATCAGTATCAAAGAAATACTGGCCATCAAAGCATGTATTAGTAAAGCCACCGTTAACCAGATCAATCACGATCTCATCCGGCAACTGCGCGGCAGACTCACCGGCCATTTGCGCTTGTGGGCCATAGATACCAAGCTGATCATCTTCGATATCGTTGCGATCAACTTCTACGGTTGCCTCCCAGTCCTTATTGGCAATGGTGTATTTTGAGGCTTCAAGCGATTTAACGTTTTTATCGCCTACCCACTGACGCATTTTTGGAAACTTGCTCAACCAGGCGTAATCATTCTGGCTGGTAGTAGATGTGATTTTCATCGCAATCTTCTGCCAGACCGAAGGCGCTGCAGTAAAAGCATTGTTGAAGGTTGTTTTCAGGCTGATAAAGACATTGCCGATGTTTTCTTTATTGACCAACATGCCGAGCATGCCGCCACCGGTTAGCATTTCCTGACCAATAAGCTCATGCGCTTGTAGCGGCACTGCAAATACAATGGCCATTGCTGCCGCAGCTGCAAGACCAAATAAAATCACTCGTTTTAACATTGCGTTCTCCTAATTAAGAATTGAACTGTTACTAAATTAAATTAACCTATTGCTTACTCTACCCAGACACCGTCTGAGTCGACCTGAATAACCTTGCCAGCAGCAGAACGGGTATTTATGCCGTTGGTTTTAGCTACGGTCTGGTCATCAACGATGTAGCAGGTCGCGCCCAGGTCAGCCTGCACAATTGCATCTGCGCCGTGGTTAAGCCACTTGAATGCTTTTTTACGACGCACCAAAACGCTCTTGTCACCGGCGGCACCTGCAGAGTTGTCAACCTGCTGTTCAGCACGGCCAAAATATTTAAGTGTGGTTGCAACTGCACCTGGCGTTGCAAAACCTGCTGCGTTGATCGCCACCAGTGAACCGGCATAAATCTTTACCGCAGCAGCTGGTACAGATACCAATTCACCATCTTTTAACGGGGTATTACGGTCATTTGTAAGTGCCATTTCCTTCTCCTTGAAAGCCTCATTTACATGAGGTGTTAATATGTAAATCGTTAAACTTGGCTATTAAGCGTTAGCGCTTAAAGTCTTTTTGAAGTCTTCAGGTGACACGCCGGTTTGTTTGCAAATAGCCAGTTGCGCTTCTGTTAACTCATTACCTGACTGCTCACCATCTGGAGCCTTGCCACCAGTTTGGGTATTGGTAAGGGCTGCAATAGGCTGTGCTAGGTCAAGATAAGATTTCAATTCGCCGATATCCTTTGCACCCAGACCACGTGCCCAAGCCTCTTGCGCTGGCAGTAAGCGGCCATCAGACAAAGCAACCGTTACCAGATCTTCCACTTCGCCGTCATTGATCTGCTTGTTAAGCGCAGCAAGCTGGCCTTGCAGATCCTGCATGACAGAAACAGGCACAAACTTGGCAGGGTCAGGCGATTCCACCTGCGCGGTCAGGCTGGCAATTGATTGATGATGAGTGTTTAAGTGGGTGATCAGGTTAAAGCCTGCAGCTGCAGTTTCTGTGTTGTCAGCCTTAATCAGCTCCACTGCCTTATTTACCTCAACCAGAATGTCATCAGGTGTGGCCAAAGTTGGCAGGTTGAACATCCAGCGCAAGCGCTCAAGTAATTCGTCTAAGTCCATTGTTAAACTCTCCGTGTTGATTAAAAGTTGTGAAGCTGCCGCTACGGCTACTTCACTCATGCCATCCAATGCAGGGTTGTTGGTGATCGCACCAAGCAATACGCTTTCTACTGCGCCGGTCTTTTTGCTATAAGAAAATACAGGTGAGAAATAGAGATACTCTTTAGCTTCGATATGCGCTTTGGCGGCATCCGTCCATTCAACGTCAACCGCATAGAGGCCATCACCATCACGCCACTCAAGCGTTTTAAACCAACCGGCAGCCGGGGCAGGCTTGCCGTTCTCAGCTGCTAACAGGGTTTGATGTTCGTAATCGATCACCAGTCGGTTTTGACGTGCTGACAGATCAGCAATGATTGATGCAGCAACCTTGGCATCGACATACCAGGCTTTAACATCTTTCGGTCTGCCATCAATGGCACGAAACTCGCCAGCTGGTAGAATCTGTAGATCAGACCCGGCAGTAATCTCAAAACTACAAGCCGCGATTGCGGCATTGATTGGTTTGCGTTTGGTTGGTTTTTGTTTCATGTCGCCATATTAATGATGGCGATTCATGCTGCGCGTGTGCAGTGCTTCAGTGGGGTTTTATGAGGGGTGAGATATGCCAGTTTTTATGACACATGGGTTTTGCATACGGATAACCACCATACAGTTACCGTTAAACATGCGTTAAATTCAATTCAGGCGCGTAAATTATTTTTATATATACCTTTGCCGCATAAAAATATAAAAAACGCCGTATGCGCTTTAAATGATAACTTTTAAAAACGTGTTAAACCAGTGTCATTAAATAATCGCTGATCACATTATTGATCATCGCTTCATCTTCAGCAGAAATTCCAAGAAATGGCCGCGCTGGGATATCACCCCAGGGAAGAGGGAATCCATTTTTTGTGCCGGCGCTTCCCTTAAATGTATTTAACCCATATTTCCTGACCCTGCCGATCTGCGAATAACGCCCAAACTCGCCCATCTTAGCGCCAAACTGCTGCACTGCTGCATATTCCATCGGAGAGCCAACTATCAGGGTGTGGCCGTCATAAGCGTAATTGATCGTATTTGATAGTAATCTGGTTTCGCCAAGTAACGGTTTTGTGCCTTTTTTGCGTTTAAGTGTAACCGGGCTGTTGGGCTTCCATGCTACGCCATTTGGTGTGGTGCTGGTTTCGAAGCGCAGCTTGGTCGACTCGACCAGGTTCTCGCCAATTGCCAGGAATGCCGGACGCGGATTCTCGGCACCATGCTGCAGGCGCTGTATAGCATCAATAACGGCTTTATTTTCTACCTTGATTTCATACATAATTAAGAATATTATTCACATTAGATTGGGATCGGGAGAGCCGTACAGCTCGGGGGATACGAAAGTATTGCATCGAGCGCCCAATGTTCCCTCTATCAAGTTTTAATAATCAGCGAAACCAGACTCAATACCTTGTGCTTTAGCTCGCTGCGCAGCTCAAATACATATATCCAAGTTTCACCATTGATTTCCTTAAACACCCTGATTCTCTTATTGCCGCGTACCGTATTGCCTATCTCAACCTTGTCAAATATATTAAGAGACCCAACTATCTGATCATAGTCATTTGGCGTTGCTGGCCGCTGGCCATTGCCATCAAAGTGATGTGCATTTTCAACATGGCGCACCGCAGCTGGCTCTAACAAAAGAATGTAGTTGCTTAGATCAAGGCCAACCGCATCTTTTATTTCATTGTGATTTTCAATGAACCCAAGCCACAATGGATCAATCAGGTTTTTATCTGCCAGGGCCTTTTGAGCATATTCACTGGCAGAGTAATTGGTTTCCAAAAAACGGTTAACATCTTTCCTAAGCGCCGTTGCAATAGCTGGCTGGTAGCTAATTAACTTGTCCTGTACAAAATTGCGTAATGGCTTGTCTGCATTTGCACCAGGCGCATAGCCAAAACCTTTATCAATTCCGACTACCTCTCCGGTTTTATTGTCGATAGTATTCCAGCCTTGTGGTTTAACGCCTTTGCCTTTTGCCGTTGCTGCTTCAAATTCGCGTTGGTTTGCGCTTACGATCCGGCAGTGACACATCCAGCCATTAGGTGCAAAGTGAGTTTTCCAGAACGGGTCGTTATGTGGCAAGGTTATATCATGCCAGCTTAAATGATGAGGCCGTGGGTGGCGTACACCATCTGCATGCACATAGCGCCAGTAGGGCTTGAGTAGCAATAAGTCAGGATCATTAAGCTGAGACCATCTACCCGCCGCATAGCTTGTGCTCATATTTGTTTGATAAATAATCCGCGTGCGCCAATCTCTACCTGCCTGTGTGCCTTCGCCAGTCCACCCTGACCAGCCATTTGTTTTTACAATATTGTCAAATTCTGATCTAAACCATTGCAGGCTTTTACCTTCACTAATTGATTTATCAATAGCCTGCCTTAAATCAGATATCAAGTCTGATTTCATTGCCCCTGCAACAATAAACGCACGATCATGTGCCGACTTAAAAACGTCATCCCAGCGCTCACTGGGTAGGTTTACTTTTTTTCTGAAAAAATCAACCTGCTCTTTGAACGGGCGATTAAATGCTATTTTTGCTTCATCCGGCATTATTTATATCATCCATACCTGCCAGTTCAGCAGTTGCAAAAGCCAGCGTCATTACTTTGGTGAGCTCTTCAGTGCTGAGTGATGCAAAGCTCACTAACAGGTCATCCCGCAGATCCTCAAGGTTTGCTGCATTCTCTACGATTGTTTTAACGCGATTCAGCACCTCATTCCATGATGGCGCTGCTTCACGCGATAGCAGCTCTTCGCGATCTATCTGGTTCTGCATTACTGCATCTTCAGGCGGTGTGCTATCAATGGTTGCAGACAATGCTGCCGTTGCTGTAACTGCCGGAGCTGTACCTTGTGTTGTTGCTACCGCAAGCACAGCCTCATCTTCATTCGGTTGTGGAATGCCTAATTGTGCATGTGCCCATGAAACCGGTATTTGCACGCCAACGCCTACAAGTTTTGGCAGAGCCTCAGACATCATTTGCATGTCTGCATTTTCTTTTACGTTGAATACAAACTTTGGCAAACGCCGCCTATCTTCAATGCCTGCTGTATTAATGCTTAGCAGCGGGTATAGCAGGTCGCGCGTGAATGTTCCTGCCAGCTGGATGGCATCTGATACCATCAGGTCATGGCGCACTTCATTATGGACGTTGCCGAGAGCATTGGTGCTGCTCTTGCCATCGGCCTGGCTGGTCAGTGTTCCGCCCAGAATCGCCTTGCTTTGAGTACGCTCGCACCAGGCGATCATCGCCTCAAATGGGTCAGATGCACCCTTGGCTGATTCTTTAAAATCAATGGCCATACCTTCTGGAATGATACCGGCAGCATCATGACCGATATTCATTACTGCGCGTAAAAGGGTTGCCTTTTCTTCATCGCTACTGCCACCTGGATAAGTCCCTAGTCGCATTGGCAACCCGTAGATCTCAAGAAACTCTGCAAGGTCACCAATTGCATAGTTTTTGAATAGATAAGGCCATGCCAATACACGATGCAAACCAGCACGCGATAAATATCCAGATTTTGCTTTGTGAATATGGGTCACCCAGCCAAATGCAATTAGCTCTTGTCCATCCAAGCTGTTATCGCGCAGGCGCAGTTTACTACGGGTTTCACGATCCACCTTAAACCAGCTTTGTGGGCGGTGATCAATCGACTTCGGCAGCCACTCTTTGCCCAGGCGTTCCCATTCTATTTCCTGACAAGAGAAGCCATGACCAATCGCATCAAGCGCATCAAGGATCACATCCTCGAAGTTTTGAAGATCCAGCATCAGTTCTTTTGCATAACTTGCCAGCTTCTTTTCTTTTGTGCTGGCGTTGCGTGGAGGTACGATATCCCAATCCAGTGTGAGTAGGGCGCGTTTGCGCTTACCTATCTCAGCCATGATATGGCCGTCCTTGTCTTCCATGTCAAGAAACAGATCATGCTGGGAACGAATATCACCTTGCTCTGCGTCTCCAAGAATACGTGCCAGTTTGGATGGGGTCAGACCACGGCTAGGATGGCCTGCAAACTCATGATGCAAACCTCCTACACGTGCTGTTTGCGGCTCACTAAATACAATTTTATCAATTGGTTTTCCATTGTGATCAAGTATCTTTAATGTATTTTCTGATGTAGTTACCATGTGCGTCTTCCTTTTTCATTATTGCTATCGCGCCCACTTTTAACGCCTTGATAGTCCATACCTCCGCCCATTGAAAGACATGCCGCCCAAAGCATTTGGAGGGCATCCGGGCCATCGTCATGATCTGCTTTTGGCCAGTGCCTCAATTGCTCGATTAATGTGTGCAGGCTTGGGTGTAGCCTAATCAGGCCATTGGCCATATGTGGCTGCATGCTTTCAATGCGTAACTCTTTATCGGTTGATGGAGTTACTCCGCGTGCCGGTACCGGTGCATGCCTTGCAGCTGAGCGCTTCACCAGCTCGGTACGCATAAACTCCTGAAACTGCACCGACTCAACTAGCCACAGCTGGCATTTGTATTCAAGCTGATAGCTGATCACATCTTCAATAATTCGGTCTGGCAGGCGCTTGCGAATGCTGGCCTCTACTACATCCAGTATGCCGGTGCTGCGGTTATATCCGCCTACAAGGATTGCCGATGGGTCGCGGCCAGCACCTTTTTTACCCAGACTTGGGTCGCATGATCCGTAAAATATCCAGTCATTTAGCCGGTTAACCCAAAAGTGTATGCACTTGGCAAATGGCGCATCATCGTCGCTTAACGGGTCGTTTTGCAGCTCTGAGTCAAACGCTGCGTGACCATCACGGGCGCGTATCGTCATTAACACAACCAGCGGCCTTGCAGATGGCCAGCTTACCTCTGCGCCTGCATCCATATCTGGCTTATGCGATTGATAGAACTCACTAGCTGCCTGCTTGCCTACATTCAGCAGCAGCTCTTCCCATCTATCCCACAGATCCATTCTGTTTGGCCAAGTGATCAATGCCCTGAATTTCTTGCCATTCCATAGCGGGTTTTTAATCAAGCGTGATAGCACACTGTCATAGTGCAGAATGGTGCCAATGATAATTACATCGAACTTTTCACCTGGCTCACCAAGCTTGAGTACGGCTTTATTAATCCAACTCGCCAGCTTATCGCGCTGGGCTGGACTCGCTACATTCTCATCATTCTCAAGGTCATCTCCAATAAACAGGTCTGGCCGGTATGGGCCATGCCTACGGCCACGAATGCGCTTGCCGCTGCCAACTGCTTCAATCTTAACGTTATTGGCTGTCAGTATTACCTCAGCACGCCAAACGCGGCCTTGTCCGGTTACTGCTGGGTAATCCATAATCAGGCGTGGGTTGTATGCCAGCTCGGCCTTGATTGCTTCTAGCATGATTGCTGCCTGATCAAAAGCATCCATACCGATAATTGGGTAATGCTTACGGCCAGTGATCACGCACCAGATCACAAATAGCTGCGTGGTAATAGTTGATTTTGCCTCACCGCGAGGCGCAGCCAATGCGTCAGTTTCGCTCTCTATGCTATTAACTACCTCTGGCAGGCGCTTATACAAGTGCTCATGCAGCAGGCTATTATCTTTTTTAACGTAGTGCGGAAAGTAAGTCTTGCAGAAAAATTCAAAGTTATCTTGTGCCTTAAGTCTGCGCTGGCGTCCGCTCTCTGCATCAGACTTAAAGCCGGAAACATCAGCTTCTATTTTGTTGCGTAGCGACTGGCCAAGCTCTGCTAACTGCTCTAAAAACTCTTTGCTGTTCTTAGCCATTTTTTAAGCTTGTCTTAATGGTTTTTATAATGGCAAGTATCCATACAAGCGGCCAAAATAAGGACAATAAAAATAGATATGACCATACAAATAACTGTTTATAAAAAGGCTCTTTATTTAACATTTCTGACAGCAGGCCTATTGAGTAGCAGAAAAAACCAAAGGTAATGTAAAAATACAAACTCACCCGAAAACCCCGCTTAATTTCTCGCCGAATGGTTCAAGCATGGTAAGGAATGGCTCAGTAAGATGCGGATGCTCTTCCTGGATAAAACCCGCTAAAAGATTCAGCACTTCCATAGCGATAGCTAGCTTGTTTAGTTTTGGATTGGATTTGGCAGCTGCTGCCATTGCCTTGTTATATGCGTCTGATAAACGCGATAATGCTTCGGCTTTAGCCATTGGTGTGCCTTTTTCGTCTGTTTTCAGCTGCTCGATAGTTGTTTGAAACAGGGTCATGAATTCTTGCAGCACCATCTGGCTTACGGCTTCGTGGCCTTGGCCTGCCATCATTGATGCAGTGCGTGCCTTATCCCAGTCATCACCAGAGGCTTTGGCCTCGCGCCGCCAGCGGCTGGCAGTACCAAAGCCGATATTAACCTGCTCAGCTGCTGCTTCCAGGCTAAGCGCTTTATGCACATAAGCGCTCCGTAGAGCGCGGCGTGTTTCTTCACCGTAAGCCATTAACGCATCCCGGTTACTGCTTTTAGTTTCTCAATGGCAATAGCCATGCCAATACTAATGATGCCGCCAGAAATGGCACCATTTAATGCGGCCTTGTTTTCTACCTTTCGCAAGCGCTCATCCAAGCCGTCAAGCTTCATTTCAAAGCTTTGTTTTTGTTCTGCCTGGCCATCTATTACCAGGTCGAGTTTCCCCTTGATTTCACCCAGTAGGCGGCTCTCATCTGCATTCATTGTTTTTCTCCGTTATTTAAGGCAAATGCCCATGCTGTTCACTAAAGGCCTTGCACTCTGTGCAAAGCCGTACACCTGGATATGCAAGCCTTCTAGCCTCTGGTATGACCTCACCACAGCTTGGGTTAACACATACTTCAGCCGATGGTAATTCCCCAGCCTTTGAAACTCTGTCTCTTACTGCTTTGATACTGCTTGCTCTCTCAGCCAGTTCAAGTAGCTGCGCTTGGTCTTCAGGTAACAATTACCACCTCACCCATGCACCAGTACCAATGAAATAATCTGTTCCTTGCACCCCTGATATAGACTGGTCTATTGATCCTGATACGCCAAAATGTATGGCTTTAACCTGAAATAATCCCTGCTTAACTTCCAACCTTGCTGTTGGCTCTCCGTTCTTAATACCCATATACAGGCCTGCCTCTCCATGCGGATCTGCAGCAAGCCAGGGTAGTGGATCACGCTTAACAAAGGTTTGGCTTTCTCCAGTATCGGTATTAATGAGCGTAGTGATTGTTTGCGGATGGTCGTCAGCTGGCACCTGGTTAGATGCAATCACATCCAGAGCAGGGTCGTCTTGAATAATTTCAGGCAGTTTGATGGTGTTTTTAACGGCTGCAGGGTAGACCTTAACGGTTTTGGCCTTAATGGGCTTATCAACTTGAGGTTGCTTTTTAACCTCTGGTGCTGGGGAGGCAATGATGTTCAAGCCAACAGGTGCTTGCGGCTGTTTATCTTTGAATGCACCATAAAATGCAGCACCATATATAACAAAGAAAAGTGCAACTATGATGATTGAGAAAGCAACGATACAAACAACAATGATACGGCCTAAATTTTTAGGCCAGCCGCTTGTTCTATCCAATGGCATGCTGACCCCCATTCACTGGAGTAATCGGCGTTAAGCACATGGCTCGCTCTGACTGACGACGCTTTGTCAGTCCGTAAACAGGTACCAGCTTGCCGTTAATTCTGGCTTTGTTATAAGCCAATATGCGATCACACGCAGCGGTGTAATTGCCGTCATTTAGTACATCAATCAGATATTTGCTTTTTGGAAGGCCGGATCTGCAAAAATTGCCAGCACCTATGTTGTAGGTGAGAGAAACGAATGCATTGTATTGATTCTGGTTTAACGGCACCTTAACGCAGGCTAGTACAGCCTTGCCATGCGCTGTTAGCTCCTGTTTAAGCAGGGCGTCACATTCTTTCTTACCGTAGGTTTTGTTTTTAATGATATCGGCGCCGGTGTAGCCATTACATACGGTGAGTACGCCGCCAATATCGTGATATGGTTTTAGCTCGGTGCCTTCCCAGCCACCAACAAATGCGAGTACGGATGCGCTGGTTAACCCGGCTAATAGAATTTTGTATGATGCTCTCATAAACCCGATTATGGTTTTAAGAGCATTTTGCGCGTCAGTGCAGAGCTTCAGTACATAAAAAAGCCGCATTCGAGTGCGGCTATTTTTAGATTAAGCGTGTTTTAAATTTAAGTCAATCGTGCGAACTAATCACTTTAGTAGCATCCATCACCGCCAAACAAATCTTTACCATCAATGCATATGTTTGTAATAGCACGCTTACCAGATTCTTCAGTGTTGAATTTGCAAATAAATGAGCTTCTTACAGTTGCACCAAAGCCATTCTGAGAATCTACATCACCGTTTATTTTTCCTAAATAATCTTCATGTACATTACTAAAATCAGCTGTAGATGGTGATTTTAGTAAGCTCTTAACCATATTTTCACATTGTGTTTTTTTGCTGTCTTGCGTAGATATCGGTCCTGATGAACTCTTTAAAGGTAAATTCCCTATGATTAAAACAAATACTATGAATCCAGCAAAATACCCTATGTATTTCAAAATACCACCACTTTTTTTAGTTGGAATTCCACAATGAGGACATACTTTAGCCTCATCTGAAATATCGTTATTGCATTCAACACATTTTATTATTGCCATGATATTCCCCTTTAGTTAAAAAGCTCGATCTGTACTTTACTCATATCCGTGCGCTTCAAAATATCCCACACAATGGCGGCAAATTTCACTTCTTCCGCAAAGAAGCTACAAGGCCTAGTAAATTAAAATTTATCCCTCATCTGGTTATATTGCTCATGATTAATTTCAATAGCAAAAATAACAACAGTATCTGCACTTGGGCATTGAGATTCTGCTTTAATTAAAAAGTCTGCAGGATGCATATCCGTTACTTTATTTGCCATTTTATATTGATGCCCAGTGTTCTGCTGATAGGTAATAAGCCAATACATAGTAATCCCCTTTAGTAATTAAAACGGTAAGATACCTTGCCAACGTGCAATTTCTTTATCACGCATAATATTAACAATACGATGATAAATGTCCTGGATTGAGAGTTTGTATTGCATATCCTGTTTTAATAATTGCTATCTTAAAACAAACTAGTTTGCGCCTGGCTCATGTCCGTGCGCTTCAAAATATCCCATACATTTCTGTCGCTCATGCCGTATTCCAGCGCCAGTTTAGCAACGCTTTCACCTGCATTATAGCGCAGCACTATGTCTTGATCGCGTTTGAGTCGTTTACCTGCGGCGCAGCGTGGTATATACAGGTATCGCCCACCAATAAAATGGTTTACCAGCGCCTTTAATCCATCTTTACCAATGACTTTAGCGATAGGATGCTTGTCATCGCAGTGTTTTTTTACCGGCAAATGTATAGTGGTACCGCCAAATGCGTCTATCAGTTTTATTGTGAGCGCAGTACCAATCGCAGCCTCTGCTTCATCCAATGATGGCGGTACCTTAATAGTTAAATAAGCACTATTATTTTTGTAATCGCTTCGCATTATGCTTGCATCCTTGCTTTTGCATATTCAAGAGCAGCAACAAGTTTATGCAGCTGCCCCGATGTTAACCAGGTTATTTTTTCTACCTTAAACATCTTTTTAGCCATGCCATCTGCATACTCCCAAGGCTTGTTTAGCACAGTTAACAACGCACCAATCTTGCTGATAAGTGCTACCTTGCTTACTTTTGCATTCTTGGGCGGTTCTGTTTTAAAACCGTTGCTCTTTGGCTTCCAGCCACGTGCCTTTAAATGGGCGAGTACGCTGGCACGGCCAGCATGATCAAGTTCGCCAGATGAGCGTACACGCGCAACAGTCCATAACATATCGCGGTAGGTATCATCATCAAGTCCAAGGTCTTTCTTGGCGATGTGGATCTGCGCCAGTTCGCGTGATCGCAGGTCTGTTTTTTTTGCTGACATTGCCACTTAGTAACCCACCTTAACGATCTCAATTGATACGCATGTTTTACGAATGTGGCGGCAGAATGCTGTTGGTGATGTCCAGTGCGGTAAGTAAATGGTAGATGAAGTATTTATGATGCTGTTATAGTAATCTTTAAACCACTGATCCAACCCACACTTTGCTAGCTTTTTCTTAGCTATTGCACGTTCTGCTTGCTTGTAAAGATATGTTGTTTTTTTACAAAGAAACTTGGTTGATTCCTCATGACTACCCATCACCCATTTGCCCTCAATTTTTCCATTGATATAAATTTCAATAACTTGTTTTAGGGCCTTTTCTTGCCTGATTACGGCATTTACCTTATATCCATCGCATATCAGTTCTACGTTACCAAATGGATATGAGAGTTGATTCTCAATTTCTTTCCACTGTTCATTATTTAAGGATTTTGGAAAACCCGCAGGAGGATTTTTTTCTGTCGTGACAGCACTATTGTCTACACCACTGTTAACCAGAGAAATCAAATGACTCATATTATTTTTGAACTCCATATTTATTTAGATATAAGCGATATTCCAATGATTATTTGTATATGCTTACCATCAAAACTACCTTCCATAACCCGCTTTTTACGGGCTATAAATGAGAGTTTTATTAAGCGTTAACGGCATCCTTCAATGCTTTTAAAGCGCTGAAATGCGGAACTTTCTTTTCAGGAATAGCCAAGGCTTCACCCGTTGAAGGATTGCGTCCTGAGCGTGCAGCGCGTGTTTTAACGCTAATTTTTCCAATACCTGGCAAAGTTACTTCGCTGCCTTTTGCCAGCTCGGCCTGTGCAATTTCACCGGCTGTTTCAAGCACAAACTTGATGGCGGTTTTCGATACACCAGTGTTGCTGTAGTGACCTGCAATTGCATTAACTAAATCTGCTTGGTTCATGTTGTTACCTTTCTATTAGGTAGTAGCCGCAATCTTTGCGGCTACTATTATCAATATTAAGCCTGCATCTCAGCAGGGTTCTGGTTAGTCGCCAGAAACGACATTAGCGCGTCATGGTCTATTCCTCCTGTTATCCGCTTGCCTTGAGTCTATAGGCTGCAAGCGTTGAGCCGTCTTGGTTATCTTTCTGAAAGGCTTTATTGATAAAGCCCTTCAGAAAAACCACCAGCAGTGCTAGTGATCGTATAAAAA